CTTACGTATACTCTTCTTTAACAGATTTTATTGTAAAAATTGTTGACAATAATAATTGTATAAAAACTAATACCATTACCGTATAATATGGCTTGTGTTTTACTTGGAACGTTTTCCTACTCATCAACTAGTCCTGAATTACTTTGTGACGAAATTAAAACTATATCAATTTATGGTGATGATTTAAACTTGGGATCCTTAATCTATTCAGATTCCTTATGTACAGTGTTGGTAAATAATGGATTTTATTCTGACGGGATTAATACATATACAGTTGGTGAAACAAGTGACAGGGGAACCATAGAAACCATAGAACCTTGTGCCGAATGTAATACAGAATACTGTATCTCAGGTACAGACACGTATGACGATAACTATACGTTTAATGGATCTTATAACGGTTTCCCATATTATACAGGACAAAGTGGGAGTTATGTGATTTACTATTCGACAGGCGAGACTTGTTGGTGCGTTTCTTCCGTATTAGACGGTCCCTGTGAACTTTTTGGTAAATCACCTTGTCTTAGTAATTGTCCTGACTTATGTGAAACATTTTTTACTGAAGGATATTGTGTGGTAAGTACAACAACAACATATAATAGTTGTGACATAATTGATTTTGAGGCATTATTTAATTGTGATGTTACTCCAACTCCAACTGTTACTCCAACATCAACACCAACACCAACCCCTACAGTAACTCCAACACCATCTAATGTGTGTAATAGTTTAAATTTTGTCGCAACAGGTATAACATATACCCCAACACCCACACCAACACCTAGCGACACACCAAGTCCAACTCCAACGCCAACAATAGATTGTTTGGTTTCAGGTTTAGTTACATTTAATATTATTGATGATTACATAAGATGTTCAAATAGTAAGAAATTTAGAGATTGTTTTACAGGAACTGAATATTTTAGTGCCGATCTAATTCTTATAAATGGTGAAATCCCTATACAAGGTTATGTTTATAAAACAATAATTAATGATGAATCTATTTGTGCGACTTTCTTAGGTTTAGTGGATAACATAAGTGGTGTTGATAAAATAGAATTAGTGTCAGAACTTGGTCCTGAAAATGAAGGTAAGTGTTTGGATTGTATTCCGATCCCTTCAAATACCCCAACACCTACACCAACATCAACCCCAACACCTACACCAACAACTCCTGCTGGTTGTGTTGATTGTTCATTAATAACCAACTTACCTCAAGTTGGTAATTCAATTACGGTTAATGGTATAACAATTACAGGTAACGGAACAGGTGCAATAGAAGAAGGGATATTTGGTGGTTTCTTAGGTTGGTGCCTTACAGGTCCTTTGGTCCAAGACGGGTTTTTATATTTAGGTAATGGTGTTTTACCTGTGGATTATCCATTCTCATATACTTTAACATTTAGTCAACCCGTAAATAACATAAGTTTAAGAATAAATAATTATGATTATTTAAGTCCAACAAACTATGAAACCTTTACGTTTACAACAAATTCATCTAACCCATCTATTTCAAGTTGTATTTATTGTTGTGCTAAAATTAATGGTAATATTATAGAGGCATCTCCTTGTCCTCAAACATCCCCTCAAGGTAATGTTGGTTCAGGTATATTCACATTTACAACTTTGGCACCGTACACAACTCTTACAATAACAGGTAATGGAGCGGCAAATTGTGCAGGTACTGTTTTTGATTTATGTGATTCTTCACTTTTAGGATAAAAAAAAATACCATCTAAAAAGATGATATTTAAAATTATTGGTATTTTAATAGATATTATTTCCAAATTTCTTTTGATTTCATATATCCAAGAACACAAGCATATGCGTCAGTTTGATCAAAGTTTTCTTTTTTGAGGGTATTGTTTCTTGTATATTGCCATTTTATTTGTGGTTCTCTTTTTGCAACTTTTTCCCATATCAACATCTTCTTATCAACGTCTTTTGGTAATCCTCCAAATAACACATATTTACCTTTATCATTTTCTTTAACCAACTCAGGAAAAGCAAATTTCCTTGAGTTGTATGTCGATATAAATTCGGGTACTATGTTTAGAGTTTCATATATTTCTTTAAATATGAAACTATTAAATCTTAATAAAGTTTGTACTGTATACACATTATTAGAGTTCATTAACGGTTCTTCGATAATAACACTAACAACCCCTAAATTTTTATATTCTATTAACTTTTCTCTAAAAATCTCACACTTAAGTAATAATTCTTTTAGTTTTTCGTCCTCCTTTATTTTTGGTCTTGGCGACACATGTGTTAACTCCAACAATTGTTGTGATTGAATGTCAAATAACGCCCATCCTATTGTCTTAGTTGATATATCTAAACCAAGGACCTTTGGTGAATTTTTTATTTTTGCCATAAAGTGTTTTTATTATAAAATAAATTAAACTTTAAAAAATTAAAGTTTAAAAATCTATTTTAACTAAGTACTGTTGGATTCCCTGTCTTAAAACAGGTGATTGTAATTTAGACATAACTAATATATCTTTATCTTCATCTAACAATGCAATTTCGGTTATATAAGATTTTGTCCCTTGTTTCCAAGTTGGGTTTGTTGTATTTTGGAACTCGGTAAAATTTAAATTAATTTTATATTTCATCTCATATATTGTTGCCATAATATCAGACTCAAAAGACCCATAAAAATAGTATTCATCACCAAAATTTAAATCAGGTACATCATTACCAATTTTTGTTAAATTAATGTAATTACCTAAATCATAATATGGTGCTTTATCATATTGATCTTTAGTTATAACAAATGTATTATTTGTTAATGTGTCTTGGGTTACTATACCCCCTAAATCACTCGTATAATCAATTACTCTCCAATTTGATGGGTCAGGTCTTTGACCTGTTACCACTTTTTGACAAATTATTTGGAAGTATTCCGCAAAATAACCTTTTGTGATGTCACAAGTTTGTGGACATATTGTTGTTGTGGTGGTGATTGGGTAATAAGTAGTAGTTGTACTTGTGATTGGATAATAAGTGGTACTTGTAGTTGTGATTGGATAATAAGTTGTAGTTGTTGTTGTTATTGGATTTTCCCCCAAACAATTAAACTCTCTTCCAAATCTTACCGCCACGTTTTGTGAAACATTAGGACTACAATCATTATTATTACCAACTAATTTAACATAGTAATTACAATGTAGTGAATTAGTACTACATGTTTTATTTGTAAATCTATAAGTTACATACATAGTTTCTCCATTACCTGTAAGAACCCCATCAGCATTTAAAGATGCTTGTCCACAAGTGTTTGGGGTTATTAACGATAGTTGTGGTGCTGGTAATGTAAAGTTTCTATTTGACTTGTAAGACATTGAGGCAATTACCTCTTCATCATCAATAATAATTAATTTACTATCAGGGAATACTTTACCAATTCTATTAGGTAGTCCATTTTTATTTTTATTGTTATCCCAAAGATGATAATATCTAATTCCAGGATTATTCATATCATCATTTTTAGTTGTTTGTACATATCTCACTTGGAATAGTCCCTTACCTTCAAATTCTGGAGGATCTACCCAAAACGTTTGTCCAAAACAACAATCGGGATTTTTATGCCACATTAACCATGGTATATGTAGTCTAAAATTTCTTGCTTGACCTGTAGTATCATCAAGATTTGACGGATCATAAGGTTCTAACGCAAATTTTTCACCATAGAAGAAATCTATAGTTTGATTAGTGTAGTGTATAATTGCAATCGCTTTTTGTTCTTCAGGTTCAACATCAACAACTTCACCTAAAGAGTTATAATAGAATGTATCTGTTGTCTCAGCACTTAAAGTGTTATTAATAAAAAATGTCTGACCTGAATTTGAATTGTACCCAAAGTATTCTTTAGACCCGATATAATCTACAGATCCAAAATATTCATACCCTTCATATTTTGTTGGTACTAAACCAGCAGGATTTTCAGTCCATGGAATGTTCATATTCCAAATTTTTACATCAAACTGATCGGTATCACATATTGATTCAAAATCAATAACTTGTTCACCCCAATGTGGGTTTGGTGTTAGACTATCATATATAGATGTCATGTTTGGTGGATAAATTAAAGTTCTCGCATAACAATGACTAATAACGGTACCGCAAAAATCAGGTGTATTTCTATCTAATGTTATTATATCTTCACAAACATCAACAATTCTATATGTTAATATCTGATAACAAGAGTTCATAGAGACCACACAATTAGGTGGTGGTGGTGCCGGACACAATCTACTAGGTGTAGGCGTCAAACATGGTGTTTTAGTTGGCGTAGGTGTAGGTGTTGGCGACTCACAAGGATTATAATTTTTAGTAACACTTGGTGTCGGTGTCGGTGTTGGTGTTTGAGATGATGTCGGTGTAGGTGTTAATGCCGGAACTTCTTGACAATCTCCCCATACCAAGAAATCTCCATCTTCTGTTGTTAAAAATTCAGATAATTCTGTCATTAATATACATGTCTCTGAAATTGGCATTTGAGATGATGTGGGTGTTGGTGTGAGTGTTGGGGTTACGCTTGGGGTTGGTGTTGGTAAATTAATACAACTACAGTCATACTCTCCAAAACCATCATAATAAATTGTTATAATATCGCCTATAGATGGTTTATTTAAATTCGTATAGTTACATCCAGAATATATTATTTGTACTTTATTTGACCCACTTAATGTGGACATATCTATAACATAATTAGAACTAACAACATACTGATCATTAGTTAATGCACTCCAAACTATTGTGTCGGCGGTGGTATTACCCGTAAAAAAACCTCTTAATGGGGCTCTATTATAAACAGGTTCAACAACAGAGTCCATATATGGTATACCATATGTTGATCCACTAGATCCATCAACATAATAAGGATATTTAATACTTTGTCTATTTGATTCAGGTACTCCCGCAGAGTTTTGTGTATTGAACGCAGGTTCTAACACAAATAAATTATTGTAATTATAATTTGATGGTAATTTATCGTACGACACTTCACTATCCCCTACTTGGAAATACGCAATCTTAAAACTACCCTGTGATAATTTTTTTCTACCTGTGTCAGTAACTCTAGTGTTAACTAACCCTGATGTATTTTTAATTATATATGCCATTTAAATTATAAATATTAAATAACTTTTTTTATTTGTTAAAAACTACCTTCGTAACATTACAACAATTGCAATTAATTACTTGTAAATTTTTTAAAGTTAATGTCAAATCTTGACTACCATTATAACATAAAGTTTTAACGTCAATATTTGGACTAATACTACTCATAATATATCCTATTAACGTGTCCCCACTTTCAATGGTTAAATTTTGCCATTCTTTTATTTTAATTATTCTATAATTACTACCAATACATGGTCTTTGTAAGTTAGTAACTTGGGTGTTTTCACTAAAATTTGTGTATTCACTTATATCTCTATTATTAATATAGACTTGTTCGGTATAATTTTGTATAACAGAATTTACTTCTGGTCCATAATTTAAAACATTTTGATAAACAAGATCAAATTTTAATTTTATATTATTTGTTAATTCAGGATTACAAACAACACTAAATTCTCCATTAGTTTTATTATAATTTAATGTAACAAAATATTGTGTAGATTTATTTTTTGGTATTATAACTTCCTTAATTGTTTCCGATTCTTTACTATCAACAACTTTAACAACATATTTACCTTCACATAGATTTTCAATTATGTTTCCAAGTTGTTTTTTATCATTTAAAAAATATTTAAAAGGTCCTATCCCACTAAAAGTATCAATGATTAAAGATCCGTCACATTTACAAGAACTGTTTTTTATGTTAACACTATAATCAACTATCACATTATTAACGCAATCTCCTGTTGTAATTCTAATATTTTTTATTTGTTTAGGTGGTCTTGATCCCAAAATCTGCCACCCAGATAATGGAACATCATTTGTGGTATATGTGAAAATAAAGGTATTTTCAACCCCACTTAATACCCATTGGTTTGTATCTCCCGTATACCAAAATATGGTATATCCATTAGAATTAACCCAACTATTTTTTCCATTAACTTCATTTGATGGTTCAAAAGCGTAAGTCTCAACTTTTCTAACGTTATTCTCCAATACTTCAGATAAAAGACATAATTCCATACTATTCATATTATACGCAATGACCTAAAGTAGATTCGTTTATTCCGTATATTACAGATGGATTATTAATCCAATTTTCGGTGATAGTACTATTCGGATAATCAGAAGAATTACTCAAATATGAATAATAAGACCCTGAAGGTCCTGCCGTTGGGTTAAATATTTGCCAAAACTCCCATCTATTATCAACATCATCCCAAAATACGTATCCAATTAATGATGGTGGTGAGGTTAAAGGATTATATACCCCATAATAAAACTTATTATTATACGTTCCTGCAACATAAGCATTACTTGTAATTATTATAGGTGTTGTCCCATTTTTAACCACAGTAAAACACATATCTGTTGGCGGATAACTACATAAACCATATGATGTTAACATATATGTAACTCTTTCACTAACCCAATCAACTGTGTTATCAACAGGGAAACTATTTGTTGATGGTAAATACGCAAGTAGTAACCCTCCACCTAAAACTAAAGTCATTTCCCATCTATTTAACGTTGAGTTCCACCAAACGTAAGCATTTCCTCCAACACCAACTAAAGTATAATAGTACTTACCATTATAAAGTCCTGTTGATGGTATTGTTGTATATATTGGGCCCAAAAATTCATATTCAGTTGTAAAACAAATGATTGGTTCTGGAGTTGCCGATGGTGTTAGACTAGGTATCGGTGTTGCCGTTGGTGTTAAAGTAGGTGTAGGCGTAATGGTAGGTGTCGGTGTAGGTGTTGGTGTTCCTGTTGGTGTGGGCGTTGGTAATGCCGTAGCACTTAAAATACATGTTGTATTAACAATAAAATCACCATAAGAATCTGTTATTGTAACAGGGTATTCTCCAACCCCTAAATTTGTAATTGCGGGAGCCACATTTCCATTTTCCCAAGAAATTGTATATGGTGGTGTTCCTCCCGTAACTCCAACCGCAATAGATCCATTAAAAGTTGTAACATTTGTTGGTTCTTTACTGAAGCATTTGGCCCCCATAGGAAATATTGTGAGAACGTCACATTCATTTCTTGGTTCAATACTTGGTTTTGGTCTATCAGGTGATGCCACTTTCTTTTTTATTTATAAATACAATTATTTGTCGTTTTCAATGAAAGATTTCATAACTTCTATATATTTGATCGTTGAATTATTAACTTCAACATAATCAAAATGATTAGGGTTATTCCTTAATTTTTCAATTGGGTCTACATTTATATACTCGCCCTTGTAAAACTTAATTCTTTTAAGATTGTCAGTTACTCCGGCCATGTGTAGTATTGGTTTTTTTTCGTACACTTGTATTGGGTCTGTTGCCCAAGAAAAATCCAACTCTTTTGTTATTTTTGTTTCATTACCATTTAACCAAAGATTCCAAAGTAATGACCACATTTCTGCAGTCCAAAATTGGATCTCTCCTGGATTTATTGGGAATCTTTTTTGATAATCTAACATTTGGTTATACAAAGGAGTACAATCGTCATATATTTTTTTCCACAGATTATGATCTGTATTTTTGATTAGGTATTGACCCCCACCCGAATTTTCTTGATTACATTTAACACAATCAACACTAACTCCAATAACATCAACCATTTCTTGTAATAATTGGCTTTTTTCAGATGTTGGGTGGTTTTTTTCATATCTATTACAACAATCCATAATATAATTGTAACCTATATAACCAATTGTGTCTGAAAGATATGTCATATCATCATCCAATAATAGATTAAAATTAGGTAAATAATTAAATATAATATCGGCATCGTGTAGAAAAAATAACTCACCAAATTCAGGATATTCCTCTAACCATTTAGAGATTAGGTAAGGTTTAACGCTTGGTATATAAGTTTTTACGTCTCTATTATCTTCATAAAAATGAATGTTTATTCCAAAATCTTTTAATTTTAAGGCATCTTCAGTCGGGGTTTTAGCTCCGTGTACCATGGCAAAAATTACGTGAATTTGGTTTGGGTCAATTCCTTTTTCTATAAAATTGTGAACATAAAGTTTAATTTGCCAATGAAAATATGGAACATCGGGTTGTGCGGTTACAAATACAATATCTTTCATATTGAAAATATATTCGTAAAAGTAAAAAAGTGAATTTAATAAATTTTGTTTAACGTGAATATCTCTGAATATATTGAGTTTCCTGCGTTATTAGTATTCCATTCAGCAGTGACAAGAAGTGTATTAGATATTGTAGTATCAAAAGTTGTGTTGTTTACAATACTGAAATTTACTCCTTCAAAGTTAAGTCCTCCATTTTTAGTGTATGAAAACAATCCCCCTGATGCTATAGAAGCAACTGTTGATAATCCTACTTGTCTTATAGTAAAATTAACGTCTAGTTTCCAATGTTTATTAGTGGTGGCATTCATTGCCATTACCCCTGTTTCTGCTAACAATATACCTGAAACAGTTTTAATTCTAATATGTAAAGTGGCAGAACCCACACAAGATAGATGTCCTATTAACACTCCATGAAAGCTATCACCCACACTAAACCCATTTGCAGGAATTATAATAGATCCTACTCCCCCACTTATTAATGTAGTCTCAACAGTTGTTGCACTTACTGCAACGCTGGTTCCTGTTTGACTAAATAACCCATAAACTGTTGGTCCAGGTATTGTTTTAACTTTAATCTCACCTGTTGATCCATCTCTTGTTAAATAATTTGCGGTTGTTCCTGTATCTGTTGTTGGTGTTGATGATATATTTAATGTGGATGCGGTTGTTGATTGTAAGGAAGTATTTCCTGTTACATTTAAATCACCATTAACAGTCCATCCAGTCACACTATTTATTGTTGCATCGTGCGTGCTACCATCTGTTTCGTATATTGTAAAAGTATTTGAATTGTATGTATAGGCGGTTACTTTAACATCAGTATAACCCGTTGTAAACCCCGACACATCAAAAGTTCCTCCAGTATTATTTGTAAAAACAACAACCCCTGTAGTTGGATTATAAGTTCCTCCTGTTATTGTAACTTCCGACGCTAATATTGATAAATCATCAGTAAATGAAACACCATCATTACGGAAAATTGTTAAGTCATAGTTAGAATTATTAAATGTCATTCCTGTAACATAGATGTCTTGTGGTAAATTATAATAAGTTGTTGCCGAAACCGAAGGAACAACCAAAGGACCCGTCATAGTGTCTCCACTTTGATTAACAAACAAACTTGAGAAGATATTCCCCACTTGACCAACTGTCGCTTTATAAGAAGACCCCGCTGGGTTTCCTTGTGATATGTCACTTGGTATAACAATATGAATTAAATCATTTAATGTTACTCCTGTTGATAAAGATCTGTCTGTTAAAAATGCCATTTAAGTTTTTTTTAATAAATATTTTAAGTTTGGAAATCATATTCCTCATTATCCATAAAATAAAAGTCGTCTCCGTCTTGGAATTGTTTTATTGTAAGGTATTGTTGTGTACAATCAACTATTTTAAATATTTCACAACCTAACGAGTCAATTAGTTTTATACCAACCGCAGGTGCGGTATTAAATTGTGATGGTATCGTTATTACTATTGTTGGTGGTTGTGGTGGTAACACATTTGCAACCAAAACACATTGATTACCATACACATCACAAACAAACACATTATATGATGTAAAAATAAAACTTGTAGTTTGTATCTGTATCTGTGCCATTATATAAAGTAACTTGGGTCTATTACGTTAGGGACTCCTCCAATGTTTTCATAAATTTTAAAAAACGGAGGTGTTATGGTTGGGTTATTTGCAATATCAAATGTCCATATTTCAAAATCACCACTTAGACTTACAATCCTAAAATCATAATAATAAACCCCCCTTGAGAAATTACCGTAGTTACGAGTAGGGTTAGGATTATTATAGTTCCAAGATGATAAATCACATGTTTGAGCACTTAAACTTGGTATTAATGTTAATGGAGATCCTGAGTATGGTATTGTTGTGTTTACGTATTCAGGTATAATAAATTCAGCATATTTTGTGGCTCCTGTTTTAACAAATGTATTATCCTGTAATGTATAATATGAATTAAATGGATATTCTAATTTAGATCCTGTGTTTGAGATTATGGATATGTTATTTGTTATTCCTGTTGATGCCTGATTAATAGTATCAACAATAGTCATTGTATTACCAGTACACCCAATATCACAACTACCCCATGTTAATGCGTTTGATATTGTTGGCATAGTAACCGTCATAGTCCAAGGACCTGTACCACCTGTAGTGACAACCGAAGATGGGTGTATAATGTAAGTTTGATAACCTGTTAAATCACCACATTGTTGTGCCCCACTAGCCAAAGGTATTGTTAATACAAACCATCTATAATAGTCAATATCCAACGGATTTAAGGGGTTTCCGGCATAATTAGTATAAAAGAAATCCCAATTAGTATAATAATCATCTAAATCTGAATACGTGTCAAAGGTCATTGTAATTAACCCTTCCCCAAAAATAACTGATTTATTATATGTAATTGTAGAAATAGAGGGGGTATCACATATTTTACTATAAGGGAGGAACCCACCTATTCCGCATTCTGTTACTGGGTTATAGTATATTGCTTGTACTTTAGCGAGATTGTAATCTATTTCATTTGTTGGGTCATATATAAAACCGTTTATGCTACCATTATAATTTATCTCACCTATAGAATTATATGGTCCACCCGGATTTAAATATCTATAAATATTACTATCAGAACATGCCGATAATTTAAAAGGATATTTATAACCATCACACCCTACAGATGTTTTATTAATTGTAGATTCTATTATTTTATAAGGTATTGTATAATTAGTATCGTAACATAACTCACAATCAAACGTTTCTAAACATTCACATAGTAATTCCCATTTAGTATTATTATTAATTGGGTTTGGTGTTACTTCTATTTCCAGATAATCCCCAACATTAACTGTTAAAGCCGTTAAACATAATACTTTTGGGAAAGTCACATTTTGAGTTCCCGACCTTACATTTTTAGGATTTAAACTTAAACTAAAATTTGTGAAAGGAACATTTTGTCCCATACTTATGTATTCTAAAACTATAGGATCTGAATAATTACCACCAAAAAATGTTATTTTTAGATCATCGTATATTTGCTCTCCTTTAAAAGAATACGCAAAATAAGGTTTTAACGGATCTAAAACAAAAGTTGTTGTAACTGGTTGTGGGGTTATGCTTGTTGTTGCGGTAAAACTAATTCCATGACTATAATATGGGCTTGTTGAACCTGGTCCATTATCACAAGTTAGGGCATCAACGTCAACAGTGGAAGAATTAAAACAATTAAGATCAGTATATTCGGTCCCATTTATTTTAATTTTTTGTATTATTGGGGTATAAACCCCCGCCACCACAGGAACCGCCGAAGAACCTGTTAATGGATGAACATAAAGATAATCACCCGTATAATCGGTTCCGTAACCTGAAGTGAAAGCAACTGTCGTACTACCAATTCCAGGCCCATACCAATCTATAACATAGTCAGTCACACTAGGATCACAACTTGCGGTTATTAAACCTACCGAAATTTCGGCAATTGGGTTTGTGTCATAAAAATCAAATCCGATATCACAACTAACACATAATGGATTAATGGTTGTTGTTGATGTTGTCGATGTTGATGTTGTGGTAGTTCCTTGGAACGTTTGACAATATTCACAATTTGCCTCGTCTATAATTTTAACACCAAATGAGGAATAACCACTGTATGGTCCTGGAATTGTTATTGTTGTGGGTACAGAATTAATTGTATCAACTAAAGTACAATTAATATCAGGACAATCTATACAAACATATACATCAACAGGATATGTGACTGAGTTTATATTTGTTATGTTAACTTGTAATGCCATATTTCATATATATTATTTTTTATTTTTTATTTTTTAAGGACAAATTCCAAGGTTTACTGCCGACACAAAATTAGGTGATGAACTTGTCGGTGTTATTGTTGAACAATCAGTGAACGTTCCTCCACTTAAAAATGTAGTTTCATTTGATGAACCACAACTATATGTGGTGTATGAACCTCCGCCACTAAACGTAATTTCCCACAGATAACTTATACATGACCCAGATGAACCTACTACTGAACCCATACCACTTAGTAAAATAGGTGTGGTTAATGAACAAGTGGATCCCGTTCCAACAAAAACTGTTATAGTATCTGATGAAAAAGAATCACAACTTGTATACTCAAAAATTGCTAAATCTGCAGTCGCTTCTAAAATATAACATGTACAACCAGTATCCGGTATAGTTGGTGTGGGGGTTGGTGTTGGTGTTACCGTTGGTGTTGGAGTTGGATTTAAACAGTTACCCAAGATTGAGTCTTCTATTACACATCCAAATGCAATCATAAGATCAGTAACCCATGGATACGTTACATTACTTTCTGGAAAATATGATGGATTATCATTATGTTGTAAAATTATTGTTGGTGACGAAAGGTTAATATGTTCCCATCTGTTTGTTATATTATTCCAATATACAACACTGTTACAACTTGTTGTACAGTCTGATAGATAAATTATATAGAATGGTTTACCGTTTATTATACCGGCAGGATTTAAACTACAATCCCAAGAAGGTAATACCAGTAAGTTAGTATTTACGGTAAAACACATAATTGTCGCAGGAGTTGCGGTTGGGGTTAGTGTTGGTGTGGGTGTAACGGTTGGTGTGGGTGTTACAGTCGGTGTAGGGGTGATGGTAGGAGTTGGTCCAACTAATGACATATTAGCATTAAATGTTTCACAATTATTATTTAAAACCATTGTCGCGTTAAACCCTAAACATTCGGGGGCCTTACCACAATCTTTACAAGAAATTAAATATTCAATTAGTAAATTGATTTTAACGTTTGTATCCCCTAAATCATTAAAATTTGTTAACTGACAATCCTTAATTTTCTCATTACAGTTATTTGTGATTGTTATCTTATTTTTTCCAAGATCAATTATAACATCACCAATTTCAGGATATTCTTGTATTGTGTCTTTAAGACTTTGTATCCATATTGTGTCCGCATATTGAGCAAAACTACCACCTGTATATGTATAAAATAAATCTTCTTTTATAACCCCATCGATTTCTACTTGAGTTCTGAATGTCGCATTTACAATATAACAACCAATATCACCTGAAGTTAAATCAAAAAACCCTTCATTCATCATTTGTAAGATTCCTCTCTTACCATATATTCCGGTATTAACAAAATCATCAGAACACACTGTATATGAAGCATAACTAGTTGTTAATTCAGTACCGTTTAATATTATTATATCACTTTTTAAACAACCTTCACTATCTGTTACTAATACAGAGTAATTTCCATTTGATAACCCCGTTAAATGTAGTCCTGTTTGAGCCCCAACATTTGAACTCCAAACAATTGTGAAAGGTGGTACTCCACTTGTTATATTTAAATAAATTTCACCGTCATTACCGATAGTTGGTTGTACCCCAACTAAAGTAAAATCAACAGGTTGGGAATCTGCAATATAGAAATTTTCAGTTTGTGTACAGGTAGGTGATCCCGAATCTGTTACTGTTGCAACATAAAACCCAGAACTTAAATTGTTAAATACATTTGTTAATTGGGTTGTTGTTGTAACGGGTGTTCCTCCTGATAAATTATATGATAACGGTAATGTTCCTCCTGAAGTAGCGGTTATTATTGCGGTACCATTATTTAAACCACATGTTGTATCTGAATAACTTACTGATATTTCATATTTATTTACATTTACAACAGTAAAATGTCCAGTATATATACATCCCGAATTATTAGGGACATCTTGTATTAATATTGTGTAACTTCCACTTTCTAAACCAACAAAATCACAAATTGAATTTGTGGTAATTACGGTAGAATTTCCGTTGAAGTCATATAAAGTGTATTGGTAGTTTCCAGGAGATAGTCCATTATTTAATTCTATGTGAACAGACCCATCACTTGAATTACAATTAGAGTTTGTTACTGACATTGTCGTAACAATAAAACCATTTGGTGTTAATAACGAAACGGAACTTATCACATTACAAAGTCCTGCATCTGTTACTGACACTGTAAATACTCCCGAAGATAAACCTGTAAAAGTATAGATATTACTATACTGTATTATTATTTCACCGTTTGATCCTGAAAAATAATAAGGTGCGGTTCCTCCTGAAACAATAACCACAACCTCTCCGTCATTTGAAAAACAAGAGGGTTGTATTGTTGTCAACATTGCCGCCACCCCCAAATCAGGAACCTCAGATAGTACTACACTTTTAGTTAGTGTACATCCTTCAAAGTCGGTTATTGTAAGTGTGTAGGTCCCCAAAGTTAGTCCTGTAACTTCAGGACCTGTTTGCGTTCCAACGTTAGGACTCCAACTATACGTATAAGGCGGATTTCCTGTTAAACCTGTTACAAATATTTTTCCTGTACCATCAATAGGTACACAACTTGCATCATTTACAACATATAGACCAAAGTCCAAAGGACTTGTTTCTTTAATTAAACAAACTTCACTTCTTCCTGTACATCCCCCACCATCATCACCGATCACATAATATAGTCCTGGTGAAAGATTTGTAAAAACATTACTTGTACTGTCACCACTTGTTATATACCCTAAAGTGTTTTCGTATAAATAAAACGAACCAACACCATAATAATTTGTTGTTGATGCAGTAATCGTACCATTATTTAATCCACAAGTAGTCCCACTACTTTCTATAGACACACAAGTTCCTGAAGATACTGTAAATTCAACATATCTAGGAATAAAAGGTGGTTCTAAACAACTATCTATAATCTCTAAAATATAAGTATCAGGAGTTAGACCTGTAACAAAATAAGTTGTTGTATTTGATGATAGCGGTAATAAACCTGATGTTGATATCTCACTTACAGTGTAGTTTGGGGATCCTCCTGTAATAGAAAAGGAAACCCCTCCAAATCCTGAGTTTGTGCAGTCTCCACTTACACTATAATTATATATATTTATTGACCCACAACTCATTGGTTACAAAGTAGATTAAAGTTTATTCCAACATTTATTTTAAAATCTTGAGTAACACTTAATGGAATACAATTACCATTATATACAGTAACAGTATCATCAGTATTAATAACATAATTTAAACCTTCTGATTGTAAATTACTTAAACTCGATTCAAGTGCGGTTATCCAATCGTTTTGAGATGGGTAACTAGCAATAGGACTTGTATTACCATATCCCGTAAAAAATTCATCATGAACTAAAGTATTACCATTTAAAACTAAATCAATATACCAAGTACTTTCTAATGAATTAAGATCACAACCAGTCAAAACATATCCTTGAGATTGTAATAAACTATTTAACACAACCGCAAATGAGGTCACTGTTGGATTAGACCCCCAAGGATAGATAGGACAAGTAACTTCTTGTATAGGACAATCAACCGCAAATAATTGACCAACCAACGCACAAGGTTTACATGGTATTGGAACTATTTGACAACCCATTTGTCTTCTCCAAACAAATTTTTGTCTATGAAATATAGAATTTTCCAATCTTACTCCTGATGTTACCAATGTTGTTGCTGGTATCATTTGTCCAACTAATTTTATCCAATAATCTCCGATTCCATTAACATAGTCGATCATTGTTTTATATGTAAAGTTATCGTTAGGGATATTAATCGCCTGTTCAGATTCTAAGTATTTCCAATATATAGACTGTAATGTTGGGTATCCTCCTGTTTTACCATCGGTAATAAATTGTCTATTTCTAACATTGATCATGTTATGCCAAAATGTTTGAGCAAACTCAAAGAATGTTTTTTGTTTTGGTTTTGGGTTAATTTCAGTCCAATCTATACCCCCCCTATTTGGGTATGGTCCGTTTGGATTAGGGTTACAATATGTTGGTTCAACATAGTCTAATCCCTCGTTTGGTATTGGGTAATTATACTGTCTTGACATTGACCAAACATCATAAACCAACCCTTGAGCCGGATTTAAAAATACGTCAACATTTTTAACGTTTACAACAAATCTTTCATCATAAACCCTATAGTATGCGGTAAATCCACCATCAGACGTATTTCTTAAACCAACATTATCAATAGTCCAACTTTTTTTATTATCAATTACTTTAACTAAATCATAACCTAAAGACATAAATGGAAATTTACGATACCTATCAAGGTATGTTTGACCATAATTAAATGGTAATAGAACAGTTTGGTAATTAGGATTTTGACCAACAAATACTTGATTTGTCTCTACAACTTGTTCAGGCATGTGATGATCAGGTGTTGATTCATACCAACCTCCTCCTATTTGGAAGAAATACCCTTCGCTTTCTTGTGCTGCGGTTGGGTAACCTAAACTATCCATTGGATAATCTAACCTTGTTGTTGTTACTCCGCTAATAGTCGTTTGTAATGTAAAACCATTATATAGGACTCCCATTATTGAAAACGTATCTGTAGGGTCTGAAACAGGAAGTTGTTGTACATACAGACCACCTGAAATATTTAAATATTGATTTTCAAACTGAGAAAGGTTTATTCTTTCATCTGCAATGTATATGTATTCATTAAAATCAATTAAAGCCTCAGGTGCTCCAATCAATCTTAATAAAATTTCAATAGATCTTCTTGTTCCCTTTGATTTAAACAAATAGGCGGCATTTAAAATTAAATTTTTATAGAATTGGTAATTAATTTCATCAGGAGTTAACGCTCTTGAGTATCCAGGAAAATTACTTTCTTGATTGGTACCAAAAATTGAATCTAAAAGCGATTCATTACTTATTGGTGAAATGTTTGTTTTCCACCCTAATGTTTCTGCAAGATTTTTTAATAATTGTGATGGTATGTCATTACCTGTATTGTAATTAACGGATGTCATATTTGCCAATGACATAACAAATTTTCTCACCTCATCAAAACTTCTTCCGTATATCTGTAATACCTTTTCTAATTTTCTATCACCAGTATCAAATTCTTTTAATGCTCCTGTGGTTAAAAACCTTGATATTAAATTAGTATTATATGAGTCTAAGTTTTCACATAAGTCATTTAAAGTTGTTAAATATTTATCAAAATCGTTAGTTCTAATATCTAAATTCCACAATCCATCCAAAGGCCATGTAATGTTTTGACTTGTTGTTGTGTAAGTACCATCATTGTTTTCTTGTGGAACTTGGAAAGTTGCGGTATAAATTGGTTGTATTAATCTATTTAAAAGAAATTTTTCTACCTCATCAAAAAAATCATTAAACGATTTTTCCGTATAAGTAGTGTTGGGTCTTAATATGATATTATCTGTTGTTGCGGACATCCCTGAAAAAGGATTTCCATTTACATAGAGTTTTAAATAATTATCAGTTTCATCAGTAGGATCTAAAAATACTACGTTATATTCGGAATTATTAACAAATATTGAATAGTTCTTATATTGAACTGTTAAATTTCTTAAAGGTGATTGCTCAACCTCACTTAATTCAAAGTTTCTTGTTGCGTTTGTTGTAAAATCAATATCGAATGGATTTCTTATCCAATTTAAAGGTATCTCTAAATATGTTTCATTTAAAATTTTGTTATATAAAATATTAACTGCCGTTAGTCCTGTTTGAAAATTAAGGTTATTCTTTAAACATTCTACGGATGCCGGAAAATAATTAATTATTCTTGTTATAGACGTTGAAATTCTTTTTGTTAGTGATCCAAATAATGTAAAGTTGGTTATTTCACTTAAATCAAAATTTGGGTAAACTTGTAAATTTTTAGCAATTAAGACTTTTGACTCTTCGATACTTTTTAAATCTAAATCAGATAAACTTATCGGATCTGAAAAAGCACCAATATTAAATGTTCTGTTTTGTTTTTCAGTAATTCCTGTTGTGAACTCAAAATTAGCGTTAGTTAATCCCCCACCGGCAACTAATTGAACCCCAACTAAATCGTCAGAAAATGTACTATCTCCTGTATCAGTTTGTGGAGGCCATTTATATTTTATTACTGCCATTATTGTGTTATATTTGCAAAGTTTTTACTAAAATCTATGTTATCACCTCTATCTTGTTTTACTTCATATAAAAGTTCGTTATATTGATCTCTAATTTCAAATAAATTGTATTGTTTGTAAATGTTATTCTGAGTATCGTAAAGTGTATAAATTCCATCATTAAGAGACTTAGTCTGATTACCAAACAAGGAAATTGCCAATGTGGAAATGTCGTGTTCAACCATTTCAATCTCCATAGTAACAGGATTAAAGAATGTATTACTTATTATTATTTCTTGATCTGGTTGACCAATAAATGGTGTTGCGTTTGGTTTGTTAGATGGTGATGAAGAAGGTGATAATGTACAAAATATTAAATTTGTAACCCCATTCACATATTGATATCTAACAGTGCTTGTTGAGGTGTTTGTGGTATTTTGGACCACGGGTTCGCAGTAAAAAGATGAGGTAACTATTCTGAAAAAATTTGGTATTTTAGCCCCACTTGTCTGTAAGTATTCAACCCTATAACCAATTAAACCTTGATTAACAAATTTATCTCTGAATGAAACGGGAACGTTACTTATATCTATCACTATCCCTTTTATGTTTGGTAGTGCTGCTAATATACCACAATCAGTTATTCTAGTTCTAATTTCTGCGGGTCTTATATATAATGTATAAATCCCTAATTGATTAAAAATATTTGATGGTAGTCTTAAATTATATAGTCCACCTAAGATTTCTACACCTGAATTACCTCCAGTATTTGTGTTGTGAAAATAAGGGGTCAAAACCGCAGAAGAATTTAATTTTGTCAACTGAAAGTTGTTTGTAACGTCTCTTGACTCCGTATAATTTAATATAATATCAACGTCAGTTGGACTTACGTCCGCCGGTCTTATTGTTCCATATGTTCCTGTTGCCATGTAATTTTACTTTGTTATTTTATAAATATTAATAATTAAGTTTCCACGTTAAAAAAACCATAACCATATTTGACTAAATCTCCTATGTTATCAACTTCTCCTAATCTTTCGATAGATTCTAACGCCGAATTTTTCCCCCTTTCAATAAATAAATCAGATCTTATTTCAGGTTCATAAGCCACCCCAATTAATGCTTCTTCTTTTGTCATCGCAGATAAAACCAAATCATTTTGTGTTAATCCCGAAGATTGAACAAAATATAATGTTGTACCTCCACTTAGGTCCCAATAATCCACACCATTTATTGTATACGCAGAATACGATCCATTTGGTACTGATCCGTAATAGATACCAACAACTCCTGTTTCTCCTGTTACTTGTATTCCTAATGGGTATGGTACTGGGCCATACTGTTCTAAGTCAGATAATGTAGAATTTGTTGTTCCTGTTACCAAGAATGGTACTCCAACATAACTTGAACTTATATAATCTATAATATTTGGGTTCGAGTCTCCTGTAAATAAGAAATCATAACTTACAGGAATGTTTGCCCAATTACCCCCTTGTTGGTAAAATACTACCGTTCCATTTGGATTAATTGGTACTATATTTTGGTAAGGTACGTTTATGGTTTTTGTAACTTCAGTTATCCCCCAAGGTGTAGTTCCTTTAATTTTTATTGTATAAATACCATTAGATGCGGGGTACGTATGGTTTAATGATGAGGGTGAAAAAATATTAATAGGGACTATCGGCGATCCATCCCCCCAATCTATTTCAAATACCGATTGAGTTACATTATTTGATGTATTAAAAACATAAAATGTATATGGATTAATAGTGTCAGATGAAAAAATAAAGTTATTTAAAGTTTCTTTTTGGTAAATTAAACCATCAAACACAGAATACCATCCCATATCGTATGTTGTCTGTGTTAACATGATTGGAATAGTTAACCCTGTTAAGGTTGAGTCTCCGTTTGTTCCCCCTGATAATAATTGGGTCATGGAAGAATAAACATATGTTGTCCCTGTTTCACAATTAACGTAAGTTACCCCTGTAGGACAACAAGGATCTTCCACATATATTTCTTCACAATCTCCTGTCCAATTAATAGGAAATATTTTATTCTTTATATCTTCAAGACCAATCTGTATATAATATCTTTGTTCTTCCATTATGGGTTCATATATTCATACCAGTTTATTGGTGTTGTTGTTCCAACTCTATTATTATTGTTGTCTTTAATAGTATATGTAAAATCACTGTAATCTAAATTAACTTCATAATAAAAATACTCAGCGGGATCAAAATTATATTGTGTAGGTAAAATACTTGTTTGTGGAGTGTTTGTCATAATAACATAACTTCCCGTTTTACCGTTAAAGAATTTGGCCCTCATATAAAAAGTATCTATATCAATAAAATCTCTACTTCTAACCCAATAAATAAAAAACCCTTCTTTATCTCCAACAAAGTCTAACTTAAATTCAGGTTTTTTTATGTTAACAGTAGGGATGGACGGACTTAAAACTAAACCGTTTTCTATTCCCCCTTGTTGTACTGGTAAAATTATTGTTAAATAATTTCTTTGTGTTGCAGAATCTTTAGTATCATATAGGTCTAACTTGAAGAAACTTTTTGTGAATGGTTTTGTGTAATAATAGACTTCATTAACGGAAAATCCTTCGGTTAAATAAGAAGAGTTCCATAAATTAAGAGATTGATCAAAAAATCCAAAATCGTAATTTATATCGGTCTTATCGGTATTATCATGTTTTTTATGTGAGAATCTTGCAACCTCAAAATCATTTTCTTTACCAATAACCTCATCAATAGTTTTAAGAACAAATTCATCAATGGCATCATCATTACCATCTATGTCCCACTTAACTTCAACAGGTATATTAATATAAACGTCTGTTGGTTTTTTCAATATTTTATAATTATTCACAATCATCTATAATAGGTTCTGCAATTACGTTTGGATTATTTATATTACTTCCGTCTCCAATTAATCTGAATATAATTTGATCGTAAGGGTAATGACTACCATTTAAAAATGGGTAATCAACTCCGAATCCTTCACTATCTTTGTACCCATATGGGTAAATATCTCTCCATCTAAAAGTTTGACTTGTTATTGAGAAATATGAGTAGTCAGGAACTAAATCTATATTTTGATATCCTTCTTCATTTACAGATGTTGAGAAAACTTTAATTGTCATTGGGTGGTGTACTTTATAGTAATACCCTAATTGATTTGATGGTGTTAACAAACTTGTTGATGTAAAGTAGTTAGGATTAAATGTGAATTTTTGATAGGTACTTGATATAACTCGTTCTTTTTGTTCATAAGGATTAAATTCACAAAAGTCTCCATTTATGTTATCTCCAATATTTAAATTATCGACATAATAAAAAACATTACCATTAGATGTGTAATTGTTTGTTAAAAACCCTGTATCCGATTGTGTATTTGTTTGATCCCACCAAACACTAGGTTGGTTATTCTCTAAAGGTAAATTAAATTCGTAACCCTCTTTAAGATTTGTATTCGGACCTAATGTCCATCCAAAATATCCTTTCCAAATAAAACTAAAAAATAACTCGCTTACAGGTCTGTTAAGGTTATCCCTTAAACCGTCAATATCAATGTTATTATTAAACATTAAATTGTAACTGTCATTACCTTCTTTAATGGAAGATCTATCAACCCCATTTGGTGTTAAGACCGCTTTTTCAAATTTAACGGCTTTACTAAAAATATTTTTTTCAAATCCGGCATTAACTAAAACAGAATCTTCAATACTAGTTAATATTTTGTGAACCCTAACATAATAGTTTGAGGTTGTGTCTATTTCATTAGTTGCGTTTATAATTCTTTTAAATGTCCCTGTTGTGTTCACACTGAAAGTGGTACCTAAATACCCTATATTTTGTATGTTAAAAATGTAATCTTCAGAATCATAATTTTCATTACCCAAAGAAGTCACTTGAAAGGTGTCTGTTCCATTATAATTAAAGTTAAGTTTAACTGATTCTCCAACAGATAAACCATGATTCATAGGACATCTAAATGATATTACATCGTCACCATATAAAGTGTTGTTTTCAATAATAAACGGTATTCCATCAAAAGCCTGCCAAGACCATGTGTTTGTTGTATCTTGATCATCAGCATATAATTGTCGATCAACATTTAAATGTGGGTACGTTAAATAATACATCCAATTATATGTTGTTGCACTTTTATTAATAAAACTCACATGATTACCCACACCTGTTGTGTATCCATTTACGTTATTATCTGTTCTAATAAGATCAAATTCATAATATTGTGGAAATCCATCCCAAGGTGCCGATGGATTACCTATTGATGTAACCGCATTTGATATAGCGTTTGTGTAATATAAATTATTTCTATATGGAACATAAGACGTTCCTCCACTGTATTGGTTTTTAAATAAAAATACTATCTTTGTTGTTGGTCTAAATATTGTAGATTCTCCTCTTTCTTTTTGAAACAACTCAGCCAAATTTATTTCTTCGGTTCTATCATATTCAACTTGTTGTTTAAACGTTTGATTTAGAGGAACTCTTACCGCTTCATCAACATTTGAGGATATTTTATTCTTTTTAGATCCTAATAATATTTGTATAGTTTCATTATTACCCATTTGTCTCTGCGTTATTTACATAAAGTTTAATAAATCTATCAAGTGCGGTAAAACCGTTATTCAATCCAAAATAAAAATGGAACGGTGCCCCAACAAGAACAGGGTCTAAACCAGGTGTGTTTGGTGCTCCATAAGTAACGTTAACTGTTGTTGGGTTAGGTCCTGGGGTAAAGTTTGCAATATGACCTTCTTGTGTTGTTGTGGTTTTAAAATAATCTGAGGTTTGGAAATCTAAACTTTGGTATTTGTTTTTATAGAACCCTCCACTTGTTATAAATGGGGATGTATACCAATTATTATTCTCCGTTCCAAAAATGTAATTTGATGGGGAAGTAATTTGCCATTTATAGAATGGAACTTCTTGTGTGGATGGGTACCCATAATTATAACCAACAAATGGTGAAATGTTATATGTTTGTATTCCAGGTGTTAATTTTTTTCTTGTTATTTTTTCCTCGTTATTGTCTTGAAAGAAAATACCAAAAATAGGTCTTGATGGTGATTGGGTGTCGTCTCCAATGAATAAGTAGTTATTTGGGTAGTTCTGTTCTAAATAAGGATTTACTTTAAATTCACTATTTGTTGAGATTGCTTGTGCAAAATCTCCGTCAATTCTATCACCACCTCTCGTACTATTAAAGAACTGAACAACACCTATACCTTCCCCTTGATTTCCGTTTGTAGATACCGGAAACATTTGTTGTATTATAGTTTGATTCAGTAATCTAGAAATGAATCCCATTTGCATAATATCAGAGTCATCACTATATGAAGTTGATTTTAATTGGTTTGCAAAATAACCCTCTAAATTTTCATTATTACATATTTGATTAATGAATTCATCTCTTGGTCCTAAATCTACAATTGTTGTTGGACTTTGTATTTGTTTGTCGTTATACCCTGGATTATTGATAAATAATGCCGCCAAGTTATTTGGTGGTGTTGGTGATGGTTTACCAATGAATTGGTTAACAAATCTATCCCAAGGAGATGATCTATAATAGAAAGTATTTTGTGCGTCATCAAAAACTACAGTGTCTTTACAGTAATTGTATGTTGGGTCAGTAACTGAATTATTTGCATATGTGGATGTCTTATTAAATGAAGGCATATATAAAAATCCATTTATCCAATTGTTTTGGAATACTCTTGCAAATACTCCTCTACATGCCGCTAACATTAACAAGTATCTAACTTTCCATTCTAAAAATAATTTTACATCTTCATCGTATTGTGAAATATATTTTTTATTTAGAAGACAATAACATCCTTTAACAACTCTATCACTTGGTACATCACAATTTGGGTTTACGGTAATTCCTGTTCCTGTTCCTGAGTAACATTGTAACGAAACCAAACCTTCACAAGTTAATGTTGATGTTAATCCCGTAACTAACCCTGTCGAATCAGCATAATTACCTGTTGGTAGTGTTCCTGGCCCACCAATACTAGGGTTTGACTGAACCCCACTACCCTTAAAGAAATAAAAGTTATTATTTTGATGTAGACCATACCCTGTTTGAGTATCGTTACCATCTTGAGTTCTTGTTGATGTTGGTATCCTATCACTTCTCATTACTAACCTTGTTTCATCACTAAAGTTAACGGAAGATGAAAGATATCTATAATATGATCTTGAGTACAGTGCATTATATCCACTTGGTGGTGTTCCATAACTAGTTTCATCATACGCAGCACCTGAATCAAAAAATGTATACACGGTTGGGTTAGTTGACGGCCCATCTTGAGACTGTGACCCAATAAAGGTACCCCCAACAAAATAATCTTGTACGTATTTTGGAATGACCCAATTATATGGAGAGGTTGTAAATAAATTGTACGGTGATGAAGATATTACAGAAACTTGTTGTAATGTACCATTTGGGGTATATGTTCCTGAATTATCGTCTGTAGATAAATAATAATACGGTAATGTTGAGGTATAACCTGTGTATTGTCCTGGTGTTAGGTCAAAAGTTAATGACGGGAAATATAAATTATTTGTAGTATTATCAACCGTATCGTGAGATAATGGTTTAATATTGTTTGTTAATAATGGTTGTATAGGATAATTTAAATAATAGTTACCAGTAATTATAGGTCCAACTCCATATGAAGAATTACCAAATATTATTGATAAATCGTATTCAATCTCTTGTTTTGGGGTAAATGGGTCTACCCCTCTTGTCAATATTATAATTTCCAAAGAATTCCTAACACTAGATTCAATTGCGTCTATTGCGGCACCTGAAGAGTACAATAAAGGAGAAGTATTTGTATATGGATTACATTGGTCTTCATAAACAAAACCAATTTCATGTAATAAGTATTTTTTAGGAAATTTATTTAAATCAGTAATACTAAAATTTGTATTTCCCGTGAATGAGTTAACCGTATATCCTGTTACTACTTGAAAATACTCAATGTCTGTAGGATATTCTAAATAATAATCAGTTTGACCTGTGTTAATCACATAAATTGTTGAGTTAGCTAAAACATCCCCGTTGGATGCTGGATCGGCGTATTCTATTGTCCTTACTATTGGTGTAACAGAATCCCCCGTAACTGTTGTACCCGTTATTGCGGTATTATTAAATTGATTTTCAGTGGCCCCTGTTAAGTTAACCCACCCTCCAGATAATTTAGGGTCTTGGAATGATATAACTTCCCCAATCCCTAATTGTTGTATCATTCCTGCCTTTGCAATAACAACCAAAACTTGATCCTCATATGGTTGACTAACCAATGGTGCGGTTGTGGTTGGGTTTACCGTAATACGAACTTTATTAACCCCTGAGTTTGCACCTCCAGAAGGCGAGTTTTTAAAGTATTTATCTCTTGTATTAAATTCATTTAACTTTTGTGGGTATGTTTCTTTAGTGGGATACGCAAACCATCTTTCATCACTACCGACACTTTTTTCGGCAGCAAATAGAAATGGTTGTGGGGCATGTAACTTATAAAGATTAACAGAATCTATTAAATCATAACCTGAAAATATTCTTTGATAATCTAATAAAGCTTGGGTTAAGACATCTCCAACAATTTCTTGATCACTAACCCTATTTATTAAAGATTTATATTGTAATGATCCACCACAATAAAAATTACCTTTATCATTTTCACCAATATCGTCGTTTTCACTTATTTGTGGGTAGTTAGGGTGTTCCGATAACGAATAAGTTGCGGGACTACTTAATGGTGCTAAAAATGTATTATCTGTTGTTGTTGTTGCGGGATTACCGGCTTCTGACTGTTGGTTATTATATTCATTATTTACTTGTTGGGTTACGGAACTAATATCAAAATCATCATCAATTTCCGCACTTCCACAGTCACATGAACAGGCATTACATTCAGGGTAAGATAACATAGGTAATCCAATTCTAGGAAAACCTTTTAATCTTATTATGAACACAATTACAAAAGCAAAGAAAACTAAATATAAGGCTAATTTAAATACCGCCTGTAATATTTGCCAAGCGGTTCTAAGTATTACCCCAATATTAAATACGGGACCTCCTGGAATTGCCGTTGCCGCACTTTCAAGTGCTGATTGTATCGCGTCTATTGTTTCTCTAACTTGTATGTATAAAAAATACAAACATAATATAATTAAAACCCATTTTAAAACAGGCCAAGCCCAAGCGACAAAGTGAGCCACAAATAATACCACTAATATTGGGAATGTTAATATGTTTAATAGTAACATCGCCAAGAAATATATAAAATCAAATTTTTGTACTGCATCATTAACAGGGAATGGATTATTTTTAGAAATACACTCCCTATCATCAATCTCTTTAATCCCTAAATGTCTTGCTCTAGATATACCGTTCTTATAACGGTCTAAAAACATTGCGGTAGTATAAACCTTATTATAATTAAGTTCAAAAAATCTATCCTCACAATTGATTGCCTCTTGAATCATTGTGGAATCCCCATAATCGTCCCAATCTAAACTAAATGCGTATGATCTAAAAGAATCGTACGCCGCTTGATCGTAGAATGTAAATTCAAAATTTTGTGTTTGAGTTGTGTCTACCGCATTTGAGTTTATTCCTATGTTGGCCCCAGGTGTGTTAATTGGTATACTACTTAAACTTCCTGTATATGGTACACCGTTTATTGTTATAGTAACGTCCTGAGAGTTAACATAAGATTGTAAAATTAATCCACCTGTTTGTGCGGGTAATACTATTGCCGGGTTTAAACTTGTTGTGGTACCAGGAACTGAAACCGAATAATTTAAAGGAACTCCTAATGTTGGATCCGCAGTTGGTGTTGTTGATGCCCAACCATATTCTTTAATATTTGGAACTAAGAAATTTGCTCTCAATATTTCGCTTTGGATTCCTCCGTCATTTTGCCAACTAACTTTAAATCTGTATTTGCCTTTTGTTGGAATCCCTACCGTAGGGTCCAAAGAAATAACTTGATTACCAAACTCATCGGTAACAATATAATCTAAGTTCATTGGGACTTTTAATAGGTACGTTCCGTCACCGTCAATTATTTTACCCCCTTGTTCTATTTCATACTCTTCGAGTACTGGGTATCCATTTCCATCAATATTTATTGTTTGTCTTATTGCCGATACTCTACCTTGTCCTGCGTTTAACGAACAGAATGTACCTGCCGCCAATGGGACTCTACAATTTGTTTTTAATGCCTGTTCGTCTTGAGTAGTTGCGATTGACCCCATAAATACCGCAGTTGGTTTTATGGTTAAATTTATCTCTTCAGACAAGTCAAAATCTTGTCTTGTAATTCCAATGAAACAAATATCAGGTTCTCCCCATAATGGTTCAACATTAACTTGTTTAACTAATGTTATAATTTGTGGTAACTCACTTAAATTGTTTGATGATTTAAACTTAGAACCGTTAAATTGACTTTCAACCGCAAATCCACTATCTATTAAATCTTGTGGTGTTAATGAAAAACATCCTATGTTTGAAAGGTCAAGGTTCATGACAAGGGTTTGTTGTCCTGTCGGTACCCCAAAAATCATAAAGTCACCACTATCGTTTGTTGTTACTGTGTACTTATAATATTTGTCATAAACTTCTATTACCGATCTTTCAAGAATTGCTTCGTCTCTATCAAAGAAACTACCCGTTGGTACGTGACCTAAATACTCAGGAGATTTAGGTAATAAATTATATTTATACCCATCTTCATTTTTATTATTTAATGTTTTGTAAGGATATAATTCACTTATAATTGGGTTTAACTCATCCTCATTTGTTAACGGTATAAAAACAGATAACTTTGCGTTTGCAAGTCCGAATCCTCCATTAACTGAAACTCTACCTGCAATAACACCATAATCGGCACATCTTCTTTCGTATATTTCTGCTTGTGTTAATTTAAGTGATAGTATTTCTATAAAGTCAAAATCTTGATCAAACTTTAAATTTACAGATTTATCTACACCTATATTAGTTCGTATTCTATATGAATGTGGCATTAATTTCTTTTCTTGATAAATAGTTTATTTCCTATTTTAAAAGGATAACCCTTTTATAAAAAAAGGAAATTATCAAGAATATGTTACTGAAGATAAATTAACAACACTTACTCTAATATCTTTGTTTCCAAATCTAACTTGGTATATTTGTGTTGGGTCGGCAAAAATAGTGTCAGATATCAACTGAATTTCTTTTGTTGATTGATTAGAATATGGTTGTGATGTTTGTGATGAAGAATACTGCCCCCCAACTTTGTTAAAGACCTGTATATCCGATATTGACAATACTCCGTTTTCCGCTTGTATTAGTCTTCTTAATTCAGAAATATTAACATTTTGACCTAATTGTCTTGACGTTGGTGACATATATGTAGATACAATATCTATGATTTTTGCAATTATAGATCCCTGGCTTTGTGAAGAATCTAAAACCACCGCAATATCAAACCCTAAGTCAATAACATTAGCACTTTCTACAGATATGTAATCATTTATCATTCTATAGTTTGATAAATAATTTGCAATATTAGTTTTTAATGCGTTTGGAACTACTGATGTAAGTGTTCCACTTGAGTCATAAGAAAGTAATTTTATTTTTATTTTGTTATTTTCCTCTACTATCGATACTTTAGATGGTGCCCCAAATTGTGAAGGCATATTTCTTAATAATGAATCATAGTCATTAACCGTTACCGCTCTATTTTGTGATGAGAAATTGAAAGAAACAAAATTTCTAATCTCCTCTAATGTTGGTGCCGCCGCTCCACCAACCGCAGCAATCGGGTTTGTACAACTTAATGAGTTTGACGTACTTGTATTAAGACTCTCAGAAGGACCGTTAACAAAGAAATTACTTTTCTGTACTTGAGTAATAACCCCAACACCGACATTACTTGATATTCCCCCACCAATTCTATACTGAATAAACAATGTTGAGTTTGATTTAAGTGTACTTCCTAAACCTAAATTATTAACGTATTTGTTTATGTTAATTGATTGTCCATTCCTTGCAAATTCCCTTAATTGTTCTTCCGCAGAATTATTACCACCACCAAAAGTTAATTTCATAAAACCTTGTGGGGTATATTCTGTAATAAATTTATCACTTGTTGTAATGTATCTACCGATTTTAATGCCAGGAGCATCCGAAGGTTTTGTTGGATCTTCAACAAAAACTCTGTCTTCAACTAAGGCCCTTACTTCATAAAATCTGTTATTAGGGGATAAAAAATCTTGATCTGAAGGTACGTTACTATATTGTGATCCGTCTTTTACAATGACACTAGTTACTCCCAACACATTTCTTTCAGGTAAAAATAACTCAAAAAATGGTTTAACATCGTTAGGTGTTATAACTCTTTTAAAAACTTTAGTTAAACCATTAAGAACTACTTCTCTTTTGGTTACTGTGTAATTTTGTATTGTACCATTTGAATCTATATTTGGCCTTACTATTCTTGAATTTGGTTGTCCTTCTCCATTATATTGAGATGAAAAATCTATATCATACACAGTTTCATATGATTGTCCTGCACCATTTACTTGAGTACCTCTTCTTAATATACCACAATATCTTATATCTTCCTTATCTCCAAACGCAGGTACAACAATAGAAAAATCAACTAATGATATTGATGGTCTTTGTCCAGGTATTTTTAAACCGTATGTTCTTGCAATGTTAAATAATGAAGTCTTTTGTTGTGCGTATTGTAATACAGTCTCTTGTATACTTCTATCAATTTGAAAATTAAGGTTGTCGGCAACTGCGGCATTTAAATCCATTAAAACGGAAAATACCGAAGCATCATTAAAATTTTGTATTAATTCAGGATAATAAGTTTTTACGTAATTAACTAATTCTGTTCTAACTCCTTGAAAATCCCTTGTTGTATATGATATTTTTTTATCTGCCATACTATTAAATATTTAAAATAATGAAATCACTACTGTTAAATGCGTCGGAAGTTATTTTATAATCAATCCTAACTCTTGCAGTATGTTCTTTTTGTGAAATGTTTGGTACGGTAAACTCTCTTTGATCCTCACCGTTTATAAAAGTACCTTTGTCTTCATACTCTGTTGAGGCGTCTGTAATTAACACATTAGTAATTAAAACCCCAGGCATGAATTCCTCAACGGAATCTCTAATTTCAGCCTCTATTTCGGCAAATGTTGGTCCGTCTAATGGTTCAAAAATATATTCATATAATCTTGATCCAAAATCAGGTAAATAATATCTACTTCCTTTTCTTGTTAATAATAAATGTATAAGATTAGTTCTAACTTCTTCAGAAGCGTAATCTGTTAAATCTAAATATTTACCGTTAAAGGAATCCCTAAAAGGGAAAGTAATCCCGTAAGTTATACCATTTGCCATATCTAATAAATATAGTATTCGGATATTTTATATAAATAAAAAAATCACTGATTTCTCAGTGATTCTTTAATCTTGTGTTTCCTCTTTCAGACATAGGTTCATAGGGACAATGTAAACATCCGTTTCCACAACATCTACCCCTTTTCATATGAAAAGATTCTGTCATTACTATATTACCGTTTTTATCCTTATAAAAGTCAGGTTCAGGAGATTTTTTTGTTATCTCCCGAACATATAACTGTTGTATCCAATCTTTAGATGCACTTACTGTCATTTTAATTTTATTATACTATTTCACAAGCCCCACCAGCACAAGCGGCTTCCCCTCTAAGGTCGGTATTATCTTGTAACTCAATAACTTTTGTAAGATCCACATCTTTTAATGTGTTTAATAATCTATCAAAATCTTCTTTTGTACAATCTTCAAAAGGTGCTTGGGTATAAGTTCCTCCGTTATAAGGTAATACAGATAGTCCATTATAAAACTTACGGTTATCCCACATCCATTCACCAACTAATTCCCATTCGTCTTCTTTAATTGAAACTGTTGCCGATACGTTATGGGTATTTTGTCCTGTTCTATGACCTGGTTTAATCCATTCTTGTGCAACTTTTTTAACTCTTTCCAACATTTGGAATACTGACTCGTGTCTTATGATAGCACCTTCAGGAGCTTTTTGTGGTATACCAATAACTGCAGTATCGTGAGGACGGAAAAACTCATCTTCAATCAACTCAGGGTGATTAATCGCCAAGTAATTATAGATTGATTCATTTTTACCTACACGGATTCTTCTTAGGTAATAATCGTTATGCCAAGCGTGGATTCCTGACGATGTACCCAATACCAATGATGAGGTTCCGGATGGTTTAACTGTCGTTGATCTTGCAGATTTGTTAATTCCAATAAGACCTGCAACCCTTTCATTTTCTTCTTTAACGGCTTGAGCCGCCGCTTTCATATCATATCCTAAAACAACACCCGAACCGATTCCTGTCATTCCAACACCAATAAGTGCGTCTTTTTCAGTTGTTCTTTTCCAAACGTCTCTTAGGTAATGGAAGTCAGTATAACCTGCTTGTAATGTTCCAATGAATGCGGCCCCTTTAACTCTTTGTTCAAAATCTTCTTGTGATTCAATATCAGACGCATTTACTTCACATAAGTTACAAAACTGGTTAGGACGAAGTGCAATCTCACAACAAGGATTAGTTCCCCAATCTTTATCGTTTGACAAATAGATTCCTGGTTCTCCTGCTCCTGATAACTCAATACGTTTCCAAAGACCCATAAAGAATTCTTTTGTAATTTTGTGACGAAGAAGTACTGCCGAGTTATTTGCTCTACCTCTTTGTGCATTTTGTTCCCACCAATTACCTGACTTACAAGAAATCATTTCTTCATCATCAGCCGAGAATAATGAGATAAGTGCCGCTCTTCTAATACCACCTGCAAGTACTGCGTCTGCAATATGACATATAATATCGTGAGTTTCAATTGATGTTAATTTTTCACCATCTTTTTTGTTATTTAAAACTTTTGTTATGTGGTGGATACAATCTTTTAACGGTTGAGGTCCTGGTGCTTTTCCTCCAGAAGTAACCAATAAGGCTCCTTTATGTCGGATATCCGAAAAATCAAACACAGGGGTTGACGCTTTTGTACCCATATATGACTCAATAAGTACTTTAATTGCGTCTGCCCATCCTTCAATTGAATCTCCAATTAAGTACCTTCTTGTTCTTGTTGGATTTGGTTTTTTAATTTCTGGTAGTTTATCTACGTGGTGTCTTTGTACCGAGAATCCTACACCTGTACCTCCTAAAAGTAAGAACATTGTCTCCGAAAATGCATCCGTATGGTCAATAGGTAGGTAAGCACAGTTATAAACTCTATTTGGTGAAATCTCAATCGGTTTACCTCCAAATTGTAATGATCTCATTGATGGAAGAATTTTTTTATCATATACCATTTTGTATACGTTTTCAATTTCTTCTTTAATTTGTGGGTATTTTTTTTGGTGCATTTCTTTGTTTCTTGTTACCAATTCTTCCCACGATTCCCTTCTATTTAATTCAGGAACAAATTTAGCGTATTTCATATACACTGTAATATCACTCAATATTTTTTGTGAAATATCCATATTATTTAAATTTAATTATTTTATTTTTATTCAGTTTTTTGATTCTCTCGTTCTTTTCTTTTTTCTAACAATTCTTTAACCCTTTGTCTTTGTCTTTCTTCTTTTTGTTCTTCAAGACCTAAGAATGTGGTTGTAGATTCGGTATCAATGTCAATCATAGCGTTATCAAATTTACAATTTTCAAAAACCACACCGTCATCTCCGACACGAGACTTGGTAATTGCAATTGTGGCTAATTTCATTTCTTTTTGTTGTAACGTTTTTGCTACTGTAATAATAACGTGACCTACTTGAGCCTTTTTGATTGATCCTCCCATTTGATCGGTTGTAACAACTTGAGAAGATATAGATGCTCTATTACCTTGTGTTGCGGTCCAACCAACAAGATTTAATTCATGACACATAGCCTCAAATCCTCTCATAACCGAACCTTCACTTTTCCATTCGTCACCCAAATTTTTATCAGGAACGATACAGTCAATATAATCCAAAACAATCATGTCTATCTTAATTCCGTCCGCAATCATTTTTCTGATTTCGTTCTTTATTTGTGTCATTGTTTTAGTATCTGAAGGTAGTTTTTTCAAATCTAATGTGTTTGGCATTTTTTCTTTGATTTCTTTTACCTTATTCATCACCTCTTCTTTTTTTTCTGATAATTCATCAGGGTGAATCTTTGTCCAAAGGGTAAAATGTTTCCTTTGTATCACTTTTGGGTTGTCTTCAAAAAATATTTGAAGAACGTTAAATCCTAAGTTAAATGCGTGATTTGAAATCTTTGTGAGGATGGTAGACTTACCTACTCCTGTTGGTGCCAATATAACACCGATCTCACCTTTTGCTAATCCTCCTTTTAACAACCTATCAATTCCTGGAATTCCCATTGGGATAGGGTGTCTGTAATCCTCGTCCAAGACTTGGTCTAAATTTGAGAAGACATCCATTGTTGTAGTGTCTTTTGACCCAACAAGTAGGGCTTCTCTAACCAGTTCTTCTAGTGTGTCATAGTTTTCAAACTCACCACCGTCTATGATTTTTTGTGCCTTTTTCATTACTTTCTGTAACTCTTGTTGTTTACAGAATTTAAGTGCCTTTTCTTGTACGAAATCTACACCATCGATAGGTGCGTCCTTGATTTTTTTAATTGTGTCAAGAACTACTTTAACTGCGGTTTCTTGTTGTAATTCGGATTTTGCGACTTGTTCTAAGGTATCAAACGATGGTGTATGCTCGTATTTTGTATAATACTCTTTTACCATCTGAATGATAATCTTAAAGTACTTATTCTCAAAATAATTATTTTCAATAACGTCAATAATTGAGTGAGAAAATTCTTTATCTAAAATGATTTGATTAAGTAATTGTATCTGAAAATTGTTACCGAGATATTCAAAATTTTTATTAGTCGCCATAGTTTTTCTTTCTGTTAGTAATGATAAATACTCTTACTTTTGAATAAATTGTGGGTAGAAATAATTAAATTTTTTGCCTGAAAAAATGTCAGTTAGGTCTGTAAGTACCTGTTTTAACTTTGGCCGTAGATCTACGGTATATCTTACCTTTGGTGGGTACACTTTAGCGTCAAATGATCTCTGACAAATTATCATGTTATCAACTTTAACATAAAGGTTAAAGTTTTCAAGTCCTTCTGTAATTGAAGTGTTCAATACATCTGGATTTTCAGTAATCTCATATCTGTTTTCCAACATATAAACTACCGATCTCATTTTTAAATCATACTTAAGGTCATTACAAAATGTCCTTATATACTCATAAAACTCTTCCGATTTGTGGGCGTGTTTATTAAACCCTTTTACATTAAAAAATCTTTGTACTACGATGTTGTCATTACACATCAACAAAAATTCTAACTTAGTTACGTCTTGTTCTTTCATTTTTACTTTTTTGTTCTGTTTCTAAAATTTGTTTTTTCTTTTCTTGATAGTTTTAAAAATGGCTTTAAAAAATTAACCCAAGCATCATCACCCTTTGGTAAATATTTAAAGAATCCGTCATCCATCATCATTCTAATTAAGTTCCTGTGACCCCTTCCATCAGGATCCAATGACTCTGAGTAATACGACTGAACTAATTCTTTTCCTTCTTCGGAAATTAAAGGTTTTGATAAATCAATTAATTTTTCGTTTATTACAAAAAACTCATCTCCAAATATCCCTTCCTTTGTTTTTCCACTTAAAAGATTTTTTAAAACCATATTATCTTTTTGTTCTTTAAGTAACTCTTCACCCTTTGTTAAAATATCGGTAAAACTAATTTCCTTTTCAAGTATTTCAGGAAATAATTTTATAAAAGTTTTTTCACCAAGATAAAAGATACCATCAATATTATCCGAACTATCACCGGTTAATATCTTATAAGTTTTAACATTATAATGTGGGATCTCTGTTTGATCAATTTTGATTGTATCCCCATTTTTAAAGTACTTCTTTGCTTGTGGCGAATAGATACTTACCTTTTCAGAAATAAGTTGTGTGAGGTCTCTATCTGACGAAAAAATTGTTTTATCCTCGTCTTCAGAAATCTGACAATAATAAGCAATTAGATCATCGGCTTCCGAATTCTCAACATCTAATTGTCTTACAAACATTTCTTCAAGATATTGTTTAACCCTTTGTTTTTGGTTTGAGAAGGACTCTTCTCTAAATTCTTCGGGTTTAACGGATTTACGGTTTAATTTATATTTTGGGTATAACAATCTTCTTTGTGAAGAACTTGTTTCTCCGTCCCAAAATACAACCACTTTATTGTAGTTATTTTCTTCAAGGAAACGTCTTACGGTATTTAGAAAGTGCCAAATACCGCCAACGTGTTCTCCTTTATTAAAGAAATCTTTTACTCCGTGAAATCCAATTTTTAATAGGTTGTTTCCGTCAACCAATAACGTTTTTGTCATTTCTGTTAATTACAGGGTTCTTACTATGATTCTTCTTTTTCTGTTTTCAAATCAAAATCACCATCAACTCCGATAATTTCTTTCCAATACTCAGCGTATTCTTTTTTGTATTGTTCAATTGAAGCCTTCTCTTCAGAAGCCTCTTTTCCAGGTAAAAATCCATGTGGTGTTATAATTATTTTCCCATCTTCAAACCCAAGTCCGTTGATGTGGTTTTTCATAACAGATACCTTTGTTCTCGACGCAAATTTAATTGTTCGTTTGTCTTTGGTTGCCGTGATTTTAGTTGTTCCAGCCCCTTTTTGATTTCCAAATAAGAATACCAATGATGAGTTTAACCAAATTGCTTCACCACCTTTTGCTTTAATTTTTGGTTGTCCAAAAGGATTATCAGGTAATTCAACCCAAGGTTGGTTTACAATGATTAATGTATTTTCGAATTTAGAATCAGATTTACGTGATCCTGAAATACGTTGGTTAATACCCATACCAATTTTGTCAGCTAAAGTAGACGCATTATGTTGTTTACCTCCTTTACCTTCAAAAGTCATTTTACAAGGAACAGAACCAACTGAATCCCACATAAAACATAAACTATAATCTAATTCTCCTTTTTCTTGTGCATCTAATAAAGAATTTATGTAATCGGTAATTTGTTCTATATAACTAAAGTTATTATTGAATATGTAAAACCCGTCCCAATCTAATTCTCCTGTCTCTTCATCAACAACTTCTTCACATTCAAATCCCATAAGTTTTGCGTGTTCAAAACTCCATTTTTGTTCTGTAATAATAAACACAGGAAGAATACCTTTCTTTTGTGCATCTACTGCGGTTTTAACTAAGGCAGTTGTCTTACCAGTATCAGAATGTCCCAAGAACATATTAATATGTCCCATCGCCGGACCTGGTAATCCAACTGCGTCTAAAAATGACTCTCCAAGATCAAAAAATCTTTGTGGTTTATATTTTGCAGACGTGGAAAATTTCTTCTTTAATAAACCGAAATCTGTTTTTTTAATTGCCATCTTTGTTTTGTTCTTTTAATACGTTTAACATTTCCTCAGTTATTTCAAACTTTTCTTCCCTTTTAATGTTGTACTTGTAAATAATTTCCAACATTTCAAGTTTACCTTTAGCATTTGACATTTTTTCTATCACTTTATCTATTTCTTCTAAATGTTGTGGGTGTTCTCCAATAGCAACGGGATTGTTGAAATAGATTAAAATAGTCGCTTCGGCTTCCGCCATTTCAGACCTATACTTTAAGCATAGTGCCTCATACATTTTTTCAATTATTTTATTCATATATTTTTGATTTTAAAAAGTAAGAACTTGGACACCTTGTCTAAGTAGATGTCCAAGTTCAATAAATTAGAATGGTAATTCTTCATCCACTTGGTCGTTAGACTGTGGATCCTTTACATCATTAATTGATTTTTTACCTCCACCCATTGTAACATTTGATACTTCGTTATTTGAGTAAGCGTATTTTCCCGCATCAGAATCCCATCTTGGTGTTTCTCCTCTTGCGATTGACTCAAGGTATTCGATAGGTTTTTTAGAATAAACATCCTCCCAAGTAAGTTTGTCAGAAACCCACTCATTCATAGTGTTTTCATCTTCATGAACAGATGTAGGATCATCATACATAACCGTTTGAATTACGGTATAGAATGCTCCTTTTGGAGTTTTTGCCTTTGTCAACTCAAGGATAAGGTCTCTTCCTTTTTCGGAATCAGCAACGTCTCCTTTTGCCTTATAGATAGGAATAATTTTATCAAAAATACCTTCTTGTTTGTAGTTGTGCTTAAATCTCCAAAATTTAACTCCATCTTCTTCTCTGTCTCGGTCAATAACTTTAACAATATAAAACTTACGAGGTTTGTATTGTTTTGCAAGTTCTTTATCAGAATCCTTACCTGTTGACATTAGTTCGTCATAAACTTCACTTAATGGTGAACGCTCATTGTCATTCTTGGCAGGATCATAAAACTTTTGCCATTTTCCGTCGATAAAAATTTCATGGAACCATACTTCTTTAAATGGTGAAGAACCATCTGGTGTAGGTAAGATACGGACTCTTTTTTGTCCTTGTTTTTCGTTATCCTTAAGGATTGCCGCGAAATACTTTTTCATTCTCTCTTCTTGTGTAAATTTTGAGGTGGAAGAAGAACCACCTTGTTTTGAGGTCTCGTATTGAGCCAAAACTGCATCTAAAACATTGTTTGTCGCCATTGTGTATATATTTATTAAAGGTTTACGTAGAAAATATAGTTATAAAAAATAGGGTAGTCAATAAAGTATTTAAAAAAATTTGAGAGAGACACTGATGTCCCTCTCAAAAATGTTACATCATATCATCTTCATCTTGGCCGTACTGATTAAACGTGTCCTCGATTTGATTTGGTGAATATTGTTTTACTTCATCTGTAGTTAAAATATATTCATTTTTTCCTGATTGTTCCATTTCTTGTTGTTTATCAACAAAGAAATCAGATAGTTTTTGTTTGAATGGTCCTGAATCTAAACTTCTTAATTCTAATTTTTCTTGTGGAGTTTTAGGTCTGTACTTTTCAATTTTATCTTCAATAGATGTTAATCTATTTGTTAGTCCATCCATTTCTTTAAGTTTAGAGTCCATACCCTCTAATTGTTTAAACAAGTTTTGGAAATATTCTTCTTGTTTATCCTCAATATTTTTTTGTGCGGTAACTAAATCAGTAATATCTAATTCTTCTCCTTCTTCTTCTCCTTCTTTACCAACTTCTTCAACGTCAGGATCTGTCGCAACATCAATAGGTGCCGGTGCTCCTCCTGCGTCAGGTGCCGGTGCTCCTCCTGCGTCAGGTGCCGGTGCTCCTGCGTCAGGTGTGGGTAATCCTCCTGCGTCAGGTGCAGGTGCTCCACCTAAACCCGCCAAAGGATCTTCAGGTTCCGGTGCTCCACCTAAACCCGCCAAAGGATCTTCAGGTGCCCCTTGTTCTGTTATATAATTAGTGATAAAATTCACCCTTCTAATTTCTTCTAAAATTTTTCTGTCTATACTCATTTTATCCGTTTAATAATGTTTTTATACCAGTTTTAGTTTCTACCTGGATTTTTTTAAATTTATTCATAGTATTGTCTACTCTTTCTATAAGACCATCTTTCATTCTTACAACATAACATTCGTTTGTCTCTAAATCACAAACTTGTTTGGTTCCGTCACCCATATCTTTTTCAGAAATCTTGGTGTTTTTACCCAAATAATTGTCTAAAATTAATTTTGTATTCATAGTTATTATTTTATTATAAATATATCGTTAGGTGTAAATGTTTTAAATTATGCACCTAATCCTAATCCATTAGCCCTATTAATCGCACTTATTATTTTATTGTTTAATGATGTTTGATCAGATGGTTGTAATTGTAAGTACACATTATCATCAACAAGATTAGGCCATGTGGTAATATATAATTTACCAAACCCTTGGGCGATTGGTAATAATGCTGGATTTGTGGTTAATTGGGCGGTAGTTAAATTAGAAAGGAAAGTATCTCCATTAGGATTTTTAGCCAAACTTAAAAATTTATTAACTAAAACTGTAATTGGATTTGTTACCGAGCTAAACGCCGCGGTTGGTATTATTTGCCCATTACCACTACTTTGACAATAGTAACTATTTGTTACTCCTGATATATATAAATCATTATCACCTAAATGTGATTGATTTAAAGGTATATTTCCAAAATTATTTGAGTTCACTTTAAATGTGGTTCCATCATAATTAGCAATATATCCGATTATGAATATATAATATCTTAATGCAGTATTTTGGTTACCTAATGGTAATTTACTATTTACGGTTGTTTTAATTGTGTCAACAATACTTGCTTCAGAAATTACTGTTTGGGTTGATGCGGAGTAGTTAAATACATCAAACGGAGAAACTAAGAATTGACCACATTGATTTGAACTTGGGGTATTAGGTCCGTTAACAGTATTCATTTTACTATTTTGTTGTCCAATTATGTTTGTTGTTATATTTGCACTTGTTGTATTTTTAACTTTATTTAAAAGTGGTGTAACAAAATTCTTATATATTGTTTGTAGATATGAATCTTGAGCCGATATCTCATAAACGGGTTGTCTTGTTCCTGAAAAAGATGTTGTAAAACTTCCAGGTCCAATAGAGTGTGAAACACTTTGTATTTGGTATGGTCCTGAGAACATGGGGACATTTCTTAGGTTAAAATACATTTTTGGTTGTATTAAAGCATTACCTAACATTGAGACATCACAAGTATATACTCTATATTTGTAAAAATTATACATTGATTGACTTTGTGGAGTAACATTAATACCTCCCGCCTGATTTGCGGTATATTCTAACATTCTTATTTCTTCTGCGGTTTTTTGACCTGAATTCATATTAATGTCAAAACTTGTAAATATACCTTGATTAAATCTACCAACATCCATATTAAAAGCAACTAATTTATTAGACTGACCCCAATCTTGTTTTTTACTTTGATTTTCCAATAATGGGTTTTCGGATTGTCTATTAATTTGGAATACGTCGTTTCTAAAGTCACTATTAGGGATATCTAAATTCTTACTTGATTCATTTGCAAAAGTACAAACCATTTTACTTTTAGAATTTCTAAAATCAACATTTAAGAATGTACCAAAAATATCATTAGCAATTGACGTTGATCCTTGATTAGATGGGTTTGGTCTTACTGATATATCATTTACATCATAATAATTAACATATCCGGCGTAATCCAAAACGGTAAATCCACTCGCCTCTATTAGTTCTCTTAATATTTGCCAAAGTGGTCTATCAGGGGTTTTTAAAATAGATTCTTCAAGTTTATCTTTCCAAGCAACTACATCACAATAAACTTCACCTGCAATATTTCTTGATGCCCTATCTATAAATAAAAAGTCTTCAAAAAGAGAATTTTCTTTATAATCATTTCCCGCAATCCATTTATCGTTAAATGCCTTCATTTTTTCCCAAGTCTCAATTCTACCAATATTTCCAGTATAATTCGCCCTATTTGGTTGTGGGGTAATAACCTGTGAAGGTAAGTTTTTAAGGACTTCAGGCATTAATGTGTTTATAATATCATTCTTAAACAAATTACAACTTTCAAAATGACTATTTAATAATTCTCTAAATTTAAACTCATTAAACGTATTATCATTTAATTTTTGTGTTGCGTATATTTTAATTAATGGGGCAAAATCTCTAATGTTATCAACAGAAAATGATATATCAAGATCAATAAAGAAATCGGTGATAAATGATCCTATATTTGTATATTCTAACTGAGGTATTGTTGAGAACCCAACATAGGTCTCTAAAGCTCTCCACTCATCAGGATAGGCATTCTGTGATTGGGCTAAAGTAGTCGTACCGTTTAATGACGGTAAAGAATATGGGGTATCTAAATTATAGGATTTAGGTACTATCTTGTCCACCAAAGGTAAACTAGTTAAACTATAAAATACTCTTTTATTGTAAAAAGAAGGATTACCATTATCAAACAATAGATCGTAATTTATAAATTTATTAAGTAAATCATAAACTAATTCTAATTGTTTATCTTTAATTGCGGTAATTGCGTTGTCACTTATATTTTCACTTATAAAAACCGATTCAGGTACTTTAAATAATTCAGTTGCTAATAATTGAAAGTTCCTATACTTTATTAAAACCGAATCTTCAGCTGATGGGGTTCCCTGTGGTGTTTTTATTATGTTGGTATAGTCATATTTTGATTTAGAAAAATTTAAAAAGTGTTCTTCGAATAAATCTAAAACTCTCTTTTCAAAAATAGAAAATATTTCGTCTATTTTTGTATATTTTGTAACGTCTCCGTCTATTAAAAAGTTTTGTTGTTTTGACTCATCAAGAATAATACTTTTTAGGTACTCATCTGGTGAATTAATTCCTAATCTATTATTATCAAAATACCCGTAATTTGGTAACGCCCAAAACATTCTAACAGATCCGTTAAAAACCGCAGGATTATTTTTTACCTCAACTTTTAATTTTTCTTGACCTTGTGGACCACTAAAACATTCATATTTTGTTTGATTAAAACTAGATCCAAATGATGGGGTAATAAAATAATTTGATCCTGAATCCTCCTTAATCATTGTTGATAACGTAGAAATCTTTAAAGCTCTATTAGGGTCCGCATCATCAAACCCAAAATCATAATTCATTAATGAGTTATCGGATAAATTTAAATACAATTTTTTACTGTCAATATTTTCTTGTATTTCTAAATCAGTATAGTTTTCAAATAGGGTTAACCCATTATAAAAAACATTCAAATCATTAATAAGTTTTGGGTAAAACCCTACATTCATTTGAGTTGCAGTTAAAAATCCTGATGTAATATCTCTTTGTAACGATACTTCGGTATTAGCGGTTGTAACTGTGGTGTATCCAGATAAGTTATATATCTTTGATACGTTTTGAGTTATTGGGTCAAAATTTGTTGTGTAGTCAAAATTATCCCAAGGGGTTGTCATAAAATCAAATCCATTATCAATCCAACTTTTATATCTGTGCCATATTGATCCGTACTTTAAAACCCAAGCGTATGGTAATCTATGTACTGACCCAAATTTTTTAAAAGTGGCAAACATATAATCCAAATCAGTTGTTGCGGTACCGTCAAGTTTTTTATATTTTTCCCTTAAAGTTGTTAGTGGTAATGAATTTAAAAACAAATATGCCGCTTCTTTATAAGGATATAAATTATTATTTCTAAAATTTTCAACCCCTTTTGAAATTGAGTTAACAAAATATGGGGTATTTAACATTGATGTTGTTTGGTTATATAACAATTCGTTATCATACTCAACATAATTTACTGTTCCTTCCGTTAAAAATTGTTTTTCATATTTTTTACTTCTTTCTTCATAAAAATTATATAAACTTTGTTTTGTGGTTAAATTTATTGTTGGGTCTGTAACTCCATTATTGTTAAAATATGTAAATGGTCTAACAAAATTAGAATCGCTATTATCTTTAAAGTTGGCAGTTTGGACTATTGTCGTATTATAAAAAATTGATTTATTAGTATTAAATGCTAATTTAGTGTCTCCACTAACACTAAGTGAGTTTGCTAAATTTTTATTTACCCAATCAACGTTAACATACGGATAAATGTCTGTTCTATCAAACTCATTATTTTTTGTTGAGTTTAGAAAGTTACCAACGTCTGTTGAATTTCCAAGAACAGGTTGTGATGGTGGTTCATATGAAGATAAATAGAATGGGGTTTCAGTTACACTTTTAAGATATGAAGTATTATAAATCCCTCTTCTAAAATTTTGCCAACTTTCCCCATTACCCTCATTTGAGATGTGTTTTAATATTAATTCAAAGTTTCTTGCATTAAAATTATAGTTCTTTAAAAGTTCAATTAAAAATGGATTGTCTGTACCTAAAGAATTTTTTATATTCTCGGCTTCCATATCTATTATAACTTTATAGATACTATTTTCATTACTACCACCCCTATTTAATTTAGAATAAAAGGCGTAGGTTAAAACTCTTTCATATATTTCATATATAAATTTAACATCTTCAGTACTTGAGAATATTTCAAAAGTTATCGGATACTCAATAGAGTTTAAAGTTGTGTATGGTAAATTAACTTTTTGGTTCTGTGTTGTTATAAAATTAGTTTGAGCATTCCTTTGTGTGAACCCATAAAGGTACTCTTCCACAAATTCAACTTCGGGCCAAATATTATAATCGTTTGATCCTGTTTCTGCGGGATAGTCTCCGGGGTATTTTAATTGATAAGTTGTTTTACTCGGATTAGAATTGTCTTCCACGATAAATTGTGGCCAAGGAAAAACAGGGGAGTTAGATCTTGCAATCTTAGGTCTATCAACTGAAGTACTGTTAGATACACTATCTATTATCGCCCTTCTCCTTGTTGGGTCGTCTCTTTTGTTCCAAGCACTTTTATGGACCTCATCCAAAATTCTTAAAAACGCTTCTGAATTGGCTAACAAAACTCCGGCCATGTTTTTTATGGTCGGTTTAAACCCAAGATTTAATTCTAAAGTATCTTTAAGTGCGTTTGTTAATTCTTGTTCTATTTCAGTTTTTTTAGTTTTTAACTGTTTTTCTAAATCATTAATTTTTTCAATAAAACTTTTATCTCCCTCACTTATACCATCAAAAATAAAATAATTTTCTGTCGGTAATTGAGCCGCGATTTCTGTCTTATATTTAACAAAATTAGGATCGGTATCTCCTGTTGGTGAGGTATTATAGATAAATTGGTAGGATTGTTTATAATCTATAGGATCACTAGTTGTTAATATACTATCGTTTTTGTCATAATAAAAATCTTCTAATTTAATATTAAGTGGTATTGTCGATACTGTTGTTTTTCCCGCAATAGTATAATTTGCGGTAGCACTAGAACCAAAGGTGGGGTTATCTCCTAATTTTTTTAAATTATCGGATATTATACTTTGTAATTTATTTAAAGTCGTGGCCGTTAATCCACCTGTCACTATTTCTTTCTTAAATTTATAATTTTTTACAAAACTAACAGTGTTATTAGAAGTATAAGATGTTAATACTAACGGTCCTTGTATATATAAATTTTGATTATACCAAGAATCTTTGTTATAATATATTTCATTTTTAAACTCTGTTAATTGGTTAAGATATAATTCAGAATTAGTTAAAGCACTTAAAGATTCTTGATTTTGATAGTTATTTAATATGTCCGTAATAAACGTTTTAAGTTTTTCTTTAAACTCATAAACAGTATATTCAGGCATATTTTCATCCATCAATTTTTTCTTTTTATACTCTTTGTAAACCTCCCTTATCTTTTGATATCCTCTTGTTAATTTTGCACTTGATGCAACACTATTTTGGGTAGCAACATTTGGTGTTGAGGTTACAGTTGCATTTGCCTCATACATGTGAGGTAATGCTAATGTATCGGAAAGTTTAATCTCATTTAATACTGTAAATTGATATGGTTGAAATTTTAGGTCTATATTAAAACTTCCTGATTCGGCATCAAATCTACTTTTAAAATCGGATAACTGTAATTTATATCTAATTGCCTTTCCATACCACCCTTTTAAAGTTAAGGTAAATGGTGGGTATGGAAATTGGAAAAAGACCGCATAGGGCGAATTATCTGCTAATTCAAATAATGCTCTTCCTCTAACATCAATTAGTGAAATTGACACTTCAGTTCTTAAACTTGTTTCAGTACTAACTTTAATACTTCTAATCCCTAATAAACCAGTGTCTGTTGTTTGATTTTTACCTTCACTTAAAAAAGTTTGATTTAAATAAAACTCATTTGAGTTTTTAGGGTTTTTTACCGCAGTTTGATTTGCTTGGTTAACTCCTTGTCCTTGTAAAGCCCCTTTACCTGTAATTTGATCTGTATATGAATTATCTAAAAATTTTTTATTTCCAGGGTTTAAAAAATTAATAGTTGCTATTGATAAGTTTTGTAAGTCTGTTGTGTCAGGTGTTGTCCCAATAATTAATTTTGTTCTTGGTAAAACCTTACACTCTAAATTTGCATACATTACCAAATTTTCATGTTTAACTGCACGTTCTTTTACATTACCGTCGTTATCTATAATTTTATTGGGATCTATAATTATTATATTCTGGTAATCAAAGTCTACTAAAATATTTTCATTTTCAATCGCCATAATAAAAGTAATAATTTTCTATCGTATTTTTATAATCTTGTAGTGAACCAACTAAAGGGAAAGGTACACGTAAAATTGATCCGTCAGGAATATTCCATTCTTCACCCCCAAACTGAGGATTTGCTGCTAATACCAACCAACCAAAAAATGGTGTTCCATAATATTGTTGTGATATCTTGTCAAGTCTAGATTGTCCGACTTTATAAATATAGTTCTTATCTGACGGTTTTGTATCTAATTTTACAAAAGGAACAATATTTTGTTCTCCATTAATTAAAAATTGGTTATACCTATTATAATATTGTAATCCCATATTAATTTAATTTAACTTTACCATCAAAGGTATCTTTTTTATTGTCCCAATTTGTTTGACCATATATTTGAGTGATTTGAGTTTTCTTATCTTTAGATAAACTATCATTACTATCTAATGGTTGTGTTTCATATTTTAATCTTCTATTCACATTATCCTCAAATTTAAAAGTTTT